TTAGCTGCGCGACTGCTTAATCTGAAACCGGATCAGTTTTAGCAGAACCATCTCGAAACACTGGCAATATTGCAGATCATCGAAACTTGGTTCATCTGCCAGCGGTCGACTGCGTGCAGCCGCCATTAGTGAGCCATTTCCGTAAACCGGATGCAGCCGACCCGTTCTGGCGACGTGCTGATCTGCCAGTTCGGCCTCAGAGATCAAAAGGGTGCTCAACTGATCGCGGTCGGCTAGCGGCGCAGCCAGCAAAGCCCGCGCCGCTGTGCTGATATCTCCGTGCAGGACCGGTCTCACAGTGCCTTAGCCTACCGAAAAATGTGCAAACGCACCGGGCCCATAAGTGGCTGAGACTTGTGCGATCGCGATGTCGTAAGCTCCGCTCAGCCCATCGTCGAACTTCATCGCGGCGGAATACTGCCAGACCGGAGCGCTGGTAACCGTCTCGCGCAGCAAAGCGCCTTCGGTGAACACGCGAACTAGATAAGACTCACTTTCTTCCCCCAAGGGCACTTCGAGCCCGCCCCAGTCATCGCCATCGATCCGTGTCCGGCGCACCCAAGAGATGTCGTCGCCCGCGCCCGTCACAGAGACTCGCAAATGCACCGGCGAATAAGGCCTCAGCCCATTGCCGTCGAACGCTTCGACCAGATGCTCATAGGCCGGGTCCTCATAGCCGCGCGTTGCCGGGCCGATGCGGTAATGCTTGGCCACGCGCCGTTCGGTGCGCAGCAATCCGGTCTGATAAACACGTTCATCCAGCAGCACAAAGGTTGACCCTTCTGGCCAGATATCGGGCATCAAGGCATCCGTACCCAACTGTCCGCGCAGGCGGCCTGACAGGTTATACACGCCGGTCTCCTGCAGGTTGGCTTCGGAAAACTGGAACACTTCCCAATTGCCGGGCGTTCCGTCCCCGATGGCGGCCAGATTAGCACCACTCAACAACGCTGAGCGTCGACGAGACTCCAACACGCCATCGATGAGATTGACCCGCAGCGCAGCCCCTTCATCCCAGAGCCCGGCCCCAGCGCGCCGCAGCGGTGTCTCGGTGAACCCAATCACCGCCTGCCCTGCGATCACCTGATGCAGCGTATAGTCCTCATCCTGTGGGGCTGAATAGACGGCCACGCTGCCGGGCCACGGCTCGGCCGAGATTGCAAGATAAGGCGCATGGGGCGCTTCGGATCCGGTGATCAGCGGTAGGTCCATGAACACCGGTAAGACGGGCACCGGCGCGATGAACGGTTTGGCCGCAGCTACATCGTCCAGCACGTCGGACGGCGTATAGACGCCGGGTTCAATCCGTACTGCATCGGCCAATTGCATCTCGGCCTGTTCCAGCCGGTCAATCCGATATAGCGTTCCGTCCCTAGCATCCGGCAAACGCACCACATCGCCAGCCCCGACATGCAGCAGCGAGGGCGGCAGAGCAAAGCGCGCCGTCTCGCGCGAAATGCGGGATTCGCTCAGCCAACGCTCGACCGTCTGACGCCCTTCGGCGCGAGTCATCGACAGAGGCATTTCGTTGACCGCGACCGAATGGGTTCTGTCATCGGGCAAGACGGCCTCTTCCGCAACCACATCATGGTCCGCATCCGACTGGACAAACCGCAAACGGACACGTCCAGTCATCTCAGCCTCTGCCTCGCGGCGATGTTCGAACGGTCCATCGATATCCGAGCTGATCGCGATCTGCTCGGGGTCCAGATCTACGGCCCGACGCCCATCGCGGGTTCTGAACTTCAGCACTCCGTCCCGCTCGATCGCATCGAACCCATATCGCAGCATCAGCGGCTGCAATGCCTGCCGCGCGTTCATCACCTCTTCGACCGCATAGCCGCGCACCACGCCATACAGCTCTGAAACATCGATGGCCGCCACCCCCGCCTTGTGACAGATTTCTGTCACGACCGAGGCCAATGTTCGCGACCCGGACCGCCCGTTCAGCCAATGCCCGCGCGCGTAGTTGTCGCCATCCGACCACTGCGATCGCAGGTTTGGAAAGGTTGGGAAGGGTCGTGCATCCCACGCCCAGACAAAGGCGTTCGACATGTCTACCATGGGGCCATCATAGATGTCCGATACCGGGTTGATCTCAGGGTCACCCCAATAGCCAAGGACAGCCCGGAGGTACTGAGCCATGATAAAATCGTCTCGCAAACCGTTGGAATAATTTGGCAAATCAGATTCAGACGATTTCGGATCCAGGAACTTGTTCGGCTGGTTCGTGCCTTTGTCGATGGCCGCGCATCCCAGTTCTGTAAACCAGATCGGCTTGGCTGCAGGCACCCAATCCGTAGGAGTCTCCTGCCGGACGCCGCTGATCCGCTCGTGATGTCGGTTCGCCCACCAGTTACGAAGATCCTTGTACCGCCAAACCCATGGCTCGCCATGGTCGTCATCGGTGATCGGGCTTCGGATCTGCGCTTCGGCTTCCTCGGGCGAGGAATAGTACCAATCATACCCCTCGCCGCCTTCGATATTGCCGCGCAGATAGTCCAAGTCATAGATCGACCCGTTCGACGCCTCAGCGTCCAGATGCGAGGCTCCATCCCGCCAATCAGACAGCGGCATATAATTGTCGATGCCGACAAAATCGATGTTCTCATCAGCCCAAAGCGGGTCAAGGTGGAAGAACCGGTCACCAGTGCCATCCTGCGGTTGATACCCGAAATACTCGGTCCAGTCGGCGGCATAGCCGATCTTGGTCTCCGGCCCCAATATCGTACGCACCTCCGCAGCCAATTCCCGCAACTCGGCAACTGCTGCAAAGCCCGACGCGCCGCGGATTTGTGTCAGCCCGCGCATCTCAGACCCAATACAGAAGGACTCCACACCGCCTGCCGCCTTGCACAGAGCTGCATAGTGCAGAATGAACCGCCGCAGTCCCCATTCCTGTGGGCCGCGATAGGTCACTTTGCTGCCGCTGGTCGAGAAATGTGACGCGCGCGCCGTACCAAAGAACGCCGCCACTTGGGCATCCGCATCCGCAGTTTGATCCGGCGAGCCTGTGCGTCCCGGAGCAACATCCAAAGTGATCCGCCCCCGCCACGGCAAATGCGGCTGATCAAAAGCATCAGACCACGGATCAGGCAGGCCGTTGCCCTCTGATTGCTCCATCAGAATGAACGGATAGAACATGACCCGTTTGCCCGAATTCTTCAGGTGGCGGATCGCCTGCACCACTGCCGCATCAGCCGGGGTGCCGCCATAGATCGGGCGCCCATCTTGCCATTTCACTTGCCCTGCCGCAGTTCGGGACAGACCCGATACACTCCAGGGCATGTTTGCGCCCTCGATATTTTTGCGTTCTACCTTGGGTCGAATCTGACATTCACCGCAGCGCAAATCATCGCCGAACCACGACACGATCAACGAGGCCGCCTCGCAACCCGGCAATTCCTGGCCCAGCGCCCGCGTCGATGTCACAAGATCGGTTTTGCCCGATGGCGAGTTGACATTCGCCGCCCAACTGCGGCCCCGGCCCTTGGTGTAATTGACTTGAGATGAAGCCAGCGCGTACTCGCCTGTTCCCGGCATCAGCGCCACGCCTTTGATGATCCGAGACAGCGCGTCTGCGGCATCCGGCATCTCGTCTTGTTCTTGCCGTACCACCTCAAATGAGAATTGCGGTACACGGTTGCCAAAAGGGCCCAGCGCTAGATCTTCGATCACCACATAAGCCGTACCGCGATAGGCAGGCACCGTGCCTGCGCCTTCAACCGCCTCAATCAGTGGATCGGGCAATTGATCGTGATCTCCACGATAAATCCGCATATTCAGCGTTTGGCGCTCGACCTCTTCACCATCGGCCCAGACGCGTGTGATATCCGCGACCTGGCCCGCGCCCACGGCAATCGCCAGAGATACCGAATAGCTGTAGCTATGGGTGGTGGTTGTCGTCGTCACCTCAACGGGCTTGGGCTTCCCTTTGCCCCCGCCACCACCGCCCGAGGTTTGTGTCGAGGTCGATGTAGAGCGGGTTTCCAGAAAATCCGATGCCCAGATGACCTGTCCGCCGATACGCATCCGGCCATAGACTGTCGCGACGGTCGCACCCTCGCCGGTCTCAGTCAGACGGAAGCGATCCAGACGTCCGGTTTCAACGACCTCACTGCCGCCCCCCATGACGGACTGACTGGCCATCAGCCGGTTGTCAATCACCCGCCCCAGTGTCGCCCCAACAGCACGACCAATTACTGCCGTTGACAGACCTGCGACAGAGCCGCCGATCGAGCCGCCAATTGCCGCCCCAGCGGCAGACAGAAGAATTGTAGCCATCAGAGGTCCTCCAGCGGGAATTCGAAACAGGCGACGACGCGGCGACGCCACGGTTCGCTCAGTGTGTTTTCAACGACACCGTGCCCGGTATAGGCGTGGATGAATCGCATCGGATCAGGCGCGCTGACAATGCCCAGATGCTTGGCCACCGCCGAATCCCGCATCCGAAACAGCAAAACATCCCCCGTGGTTATATCCTCGGGCGATTTCTCGATGAGATGGCGGCGGGCCACAGCCCACATGCGTTCCTCGCCCTGCGGCTCAGACCAATCCATGCTATAGACCGGCACCGCCTCGGGCTCATGCCCCATCACAGCGCGCCAAACGCCCCGTAGCAGGCCCAGGCAATCCGCCCCGGCCCCACGGACAGACGCTTGATGCACGTAGGGCGTACCCAGCCACGCCCGCGCTTCTTCAACGATTTCTTGCTTATTCCGCATCACCGCCGACTCCCCCCTTTGTGTTGACTGCTGCGCTTGGGCACGGCCATGACCCAGTCCTCGTGCGGCAGGTCGGGGAAGCCCTGAAAATTCAGCATGTTGTTGAACTTTAACCGGCAAGTGGTCATGCGTTTGTCACACCCGGCGGTCAGTTGGACCCTGTCGCCCACCGCCAGCCCACCGCCAATCGACGACCACAGCGTAACATCGCGCCCATCTCGCGCCGGTTCATCCAGCTTGATCGAGGCCCACAGGCCCTGAGCAGCCCCGTCCAGCACATCCAGCCTGCCGCGCTCGAACCACCCGGCGTCAGAACTCTCCGCACCCCGCAACCGCAAAGCCGCGCCGTCCAACGCGACAATTTCAGCCCCGGCTCGATAGCCGGGTGTCTCCAGGGCAAAGCGGCACGCCTTGTCCCCCAGCACAGCCGTGCAGGGCTTCTGATAGATCCGCCCCAATGACCGGTTCAGCAGATCCGTCAACCCGCGCAGTTCCGCATGAAACGCCCCACCCGCGCGCCGCAATTCGCCAATTGAGCCGCGAAACTGCAGCATCCTCTGCTCTGGATCGACCCAGTTGACCAGCCAAGCCCGTACCTCGGCCCCGTCAAAACGCCCTGCCTCGATATCCTCTTCTCGGACCGAGGCATCAGATAGCGCGCCCATCGCCTCGGTGTTGTCGATCGACAGGCCGGTTGCCTGTTCGATCGCCGCAGCCGTCAAACCAGTGCTCGCCTTGAAGACCAGCCCGTCAAAGCGCAGCTCCATGTCATGATCGGTGAAACCAAAGGTCTGTCCGTCGCTGCGCGTGATGGCCCAACAGCGACAAGTGGTGGTCAGACCGCTTTGCAGATGCGTCTGTAGCGCCTGTTTATCGCCGCTCATCAGACCCGCACCTCGACCACGGGCACATTCGGCACGTCGCCTGCCTGAAAGCTGGCGACGCTGGTCTGAATCTTGTCCGTGTCAAACCGCACAGGCACGTCGAACTCGAACCCTGCCGTAATCTCGACCTGTTCGGGCGGCGGTGCTGCAAAGGTCACACGTCCGACCGCCAGATCGACCTCAAAATCCACGCCTTCGCGCTGCGCATCCTGATCCAGCCCCAGTGTCACGGTCCCCAGCACCGGCTTCAGGATCGGCCGCACATAGCTGAACCCGCCCGAGCTGTAGGTCTTGACCAGCTGAAACTCGGTCGTCTCACCGTCGCCGCGCGCAATCACCTGATCGCCCTTGTCGACCTCGGCCGTCGCCGCACCCGATTTGAAATCCGACCAGTCCTTCCAGCGGAACCCAAACATCTGCCCCTGCCGCGCCTCGAAAAACGAGATCAGAGTCTCGATATCATCCAGCGACCGCATCCCCAGCCCGGCATCATAGCGCCTGCGCGAATGCGCCCAGGGGGTGTTGCGTTCCTCAAACCCGTTGGTCAGCGTCACAATATCTGTGCGCCGTTCCGGTCCCCCGACCGAGCCAAAGCTCAGGCTGGCGGGAAATCTCACCTCGTGGAAATTCATCACCTGCTCCCCTTATCTGTTGCGATTGCCACGCCCCAAGGCCCGGCTCATCTGCGCCGCGATCTGACCCTGAGAGCGGCGGAACCCCTGCACATCGGGCGTGGAGATGTTCATCACCACGTTCACCGCCCGGCCCCCACCCTGTGTCCGCACACCCAGCTTGCCGTCCGCTCCGCGCGCCAGTGGCATGATCGCCTCGGGGCCCGCCTCGCCCATCAACCCGGTGCCGCCGCGCATCGGAAACATCGTCGGGCTGCTGACCACACCACCATTGGCAAAAGGCATCACCCGGCCTTGGGAAAAACTGCCGCCATCGGCAAACGGAAGAATCCCCTGAACCAGACCGCCAACCCCATTGGCCAGCATGCCGCCGAAGTGGTCCGTCACCGGCTTGATTGCCGCCGAATACGCCGTGCGGATCATCGAGTTCTTCAACACATCCAGCGCGCCCGACAGGTTCATCCCATCCAGCACCACGCCATCAAAGGCCTTGCGCAAACCGCCGGACATGCCACGCTCAAGCGTGGCGATATCCTTGCCCGTCTCTTCAAACGCGGCCCTGATCCGCCGCATCTGACCATCAAACGCCGAGGCCATTGCCGCAGCGTCGCCCAACGCATCGCCCAGCGCCTCTCCCCGCTCCTGCAGGTCGTCAAAACCATCACGATCCGTCATCACGCTCTCCTTGTGTCTTGTCCGGATAGGCCGTCAGCAAGGCATCCAGGCCCGCCCGGTTCATCGAAGGCATCCCCGCGCCTTGCCCCAGCATCAGCCGCAGCTCGACCGGGGTCAGACGCCAGAACTGTTCAGGCGTCAGACGCAGGCCGAGAAACCCGGCCCGCATCAGCACGGGCCAGTCGAACCCGCTCACTCGGGCACCATGAAGGCCCGCGCCAGCAACTCGGCTGCCGCCTTAGCGCCCGCCATCGGCCCGCCCGCAATCTCGGCATGCAGCAGATCATCGCGCGTGACCTGCGCTCCGCCGCCCCGCAACCCTGCGACAAGCAGCGCCAGCACATCACCGCTGGAATAAGCCCCGCCTTCAAACCGCTGCACCAGCTCGACCAGAGACCCGGCCTGCAGTTCCTGTTCCAATTCCGCCAAGGCACCCAATGTCAGCTTGAGCACCCGCTGCTTCCCATCGATGGTCAACGCCACCTCGCCCGTCCACGGATTGGCCATCAGAGCGCCGTAAAGCTCATCGCACCGGCGCTTGCCATGCTCATCTCATAGGTCGCCTCACCGTTATGCGAGCCCGCATATTCGATGCTGCTAACCTGAAACGGGCCTTCGACAATGCCGAAATCGGGGATGATCACCTGAAAACCGGGTGTCTCACCGTCAAAAAACAGCTGACGTGCGCGCTCATCCGTGCCTTCATCCTTGAACACGCCCGAGCCCGAGATCGAGGCCGATTTGACCCCCGCCCCTGACAGCAGCTCACGCCACCCGCCCTGACTTTCCAGGCTGGTCACATCCACACTTTCCGCGTTGAAACTGATACGCGTGGCGCGCAGGCCCGCGATGGTTTCGAACAGACCAGTGCCGTTCATATCCACTTTGACCAACAGGTCTTTTCCGTTCTGGGCAGCCATATGCTCTCTCCGTTGATTGCTTAGTCGTCTTCCACGCGGGCGCGGAATCTCAGATCGATCTGGCGGATCGCGCCGCCGGTTCCCGTACGTCTGGCGCTTGCACGCTCGAACCAAAGCCCCACCAAATGGCCACGATCCAAATCCAGAGCCGCCCCTTCCAGCGCATCGCAGACCGCACCGGCCACTGTCTTAGCCGCGCCAAAGCCCGCCGCTTCGGACACCACCGAGACCGTGAACCGGTGCACCGCACCCGAACCAGATCGATCCGACGCCTCGCGCACCTCCTCCGGCCCCAAGGTCACGTAGGTCTGTGGCAACACGCCCGAGGGCACCGCGTCATAGATCGCCCCGCCCGAAAGCGTTCTGACCTGCGCATCCCCTGAAAGCTGTTGAAACACCGCCGCCTGTAAAGCAGCCGAAACGCCATAGCTCATGCGGCCACCTCTTCATCTGCGAAACAGGTCAGGTAGTAGCCGCGTCCGTCGCGCTCAGCCACCGCACGGATCACGAACCGCCGCGCCCCCTCGCGAAACCGCTGATCCGGCGCAGGCCGCATCGAGGACCCCTCGGGCGCGCCCCGCACCACGATGCGGTATCCAACGCGCGATACCGAAGCGCCACCAACTGCGCGCTCGGTCCCGCTGCGCGCCGTAACCTCGGCCCAAAGCGACCCAAGCGCGGCCCATGTTTCGGAATACCCTCCCGCGCCATCCGCGCTGCGGACCGGGGCCTCCAGCACCAGCTTGCGGTTCAAATGCGGCGTGTTCATTGCATCACCCCCGCACCAAACCGCACCATGCGATACCGCTGGATCAGACTGGTCACGCCAAAGGGCATACACCCAGCGCCAAGCGCGGTTTCATCGCGATATTCGTAATAGTGCGCCGCCAACAGCAGCACCGCCTGCCTCAAATCGGCGGGCAGGCCACCCCAATTCGTCGCCATCCCGGCGGTAAAGGCGATCTTCACCGCCCCACCCGTCGTAATCGCGGGCAAGGTCGCACCCGCAGGACGCAGCCGAGGGCGCTGACTGTCGCGCTCCAACCGATAGGCCACCGCCTCCACCGCGGTCTCGGTTCCTGCCGCATCCGTCCGCGTGACCGCATCAACCGACGTGACCGGAGCCACCGGCAATGCTTCGCCCGCCGGATCACGCCAGCCGTTCAGGCTCCACGAGAAATTCCGTTCAATCAGCACCTTGCCCGTGCGCGCCTCAATCGCCGCAATGGCCGCGCGCAGGAACCCGTTCAGCACCTGATCCTGCACATCATCCTCGGCAAACCCCGTGCCCAGCCGCAAATGCGCCTTGAACTGATCCACTGGCAGCGCCGCATCCGCGATGGCGGTTTCTTCGATCAACATCATCCATTCACTCCGCAATCTCGGACCCCTCCGGGGCCGTATCCTTGGAAAATGACGGGCACGCGCCGCCCCACGTTGCTCGGACGGAGGGGAGCAGCTAGACAACGCGGGGGATCGCACCCCGGCCCGCGCCCGCCGCCCGAGGGGCCTTGCAGCCCCCCGGATTCAGCCCGCTTTAGGCGGTGCCGAATTTCACCAGTTTGATCGCAGCAAAGTCGCTCACATCGCCGCCGACACGCTTGGTCGCGTAGAACAGAACATGCGGCTTGGCGCTGAACGGATCGCGCAGCACGCGCAGATCAGGACGCTCGGCAATGGTGTAGCCCGATTGGAAGTCGCCAAAAGCGATCGAGTAGCTGTCGGTCGCTGCATCCGGCATGTCCTCGGCGATCAGCACCGGATAGCCCATCAGACGCGCAGGCTCACCAGCGGCCAGGCCATCCGACCACAGGAAGCGGCCATCGCTGTCCTTCAGCTTGCGGATTAGACCCGCGGTTTTCGAGTTCATCACGAAGGTGCCATTCACCCGGTACTGCGCACCCAGCGCGTAGACCACGTCCACAATCGCATCCGCATCAACGCCGCCACCAATGCCCGACGCGACATAACCCAAGCTGTCCCAGCCCCAGCTGCCGTTCTCCATCGTGCGGTGGGTCAGGATACCCTTGGGCTTGTCCACACCATCGCCATTGATGAACGCAGCCGCCTCAGCGCGTGCAAACTTGTCGGCTATACGACCGGCCAACCAGCCTTCGACATCAAACGCGCTGTCGTCCAACAGACGTTGCGAGGCCTTGGGCAGCGCGCTCAGTTCGTGCAGCGGGATCGAAATCCGATCAATGGATGGGGTCGAGGTCTCAGCCGTGGCCGAGTTCTCATCCGCCCAACCCGCGCCCACATCGGTGTGGTCGATCAGCACGTCGAACGAGTTCGCCTCGACATTCACCACCGACGCGATCGAGCGGATCGAAGCGGTCGAATTCAGCACCGAATTGATCATCTCAGCCGTCTGCGGATCGACCAGATAGCCACCATCGCTGTTGACTGCCGTCGAAAGCGACTTGGCCTCAATCTCCAGCCCATGCAGCCCATCATCCTCACCCGAACGCACATAGGCGTCGAATGCCTTTTGATGCGGGGCACCGTCCTCGATCGAGGCCGCAAGATGCGGGCGCGCCGCGATGGTTGATTTACGATCCAGCATGGTCAGTCGCTCTTCTGTCTGTTGCAGTTTGGTATTAACTTCATCCTTCAGGCCCTTGAATTCATTCACGAAGCCAGCCATCGCCTGCTTCACCTCCTGAACCAGGGGCGCACCCTCTCCGGTCAAGGCCGGGATCTCGGTCTTGCTCATCAGCATGTCCTGTTTTTGGGTGGGTATTGAGGCGCGCTAGGTCCGCGCCAGCTCCTGCCGGGCGTCGTTGAACACCTCGGCAATACTGCGCCAGGTGTTTTCAACGTCAGGCTCAAAACCCTTCGCCGCCACCCGCGCACTGGGCATCATCGGGAAGGTCACCAAAGACACCTCCCATAGCTCCAGTTCGGTCAGGACCCGCTGGCCCTTGTCATTTTTACGGCCCGCTTGGTGCGATAGCCAATCGACAGGCCGTCCATCGCCCCCGCCCGGATCAATTCGGCCGCCTCACGGCCTTTCTGCGTGCTCTCCAACAGACGTCCCTTGACCCAAAGGCCCCGGTCGTCCTCGCGCACCTCGTCCCAGACACCGATGGGCTGCGCCGGATCGTGTTGCCACAGCATCTTGACCCGCTGACCTGCCTTCGCCAGCCCCTCCAGCGAGCCCCTATACGCCCCGCGCTGCACCACATCGCTGCCCTGATCGACCTGCCCAAACAGGCTGGCATACCCTTCGATCACCGCATCGTCGGTCACTGACAAGCTGTCTCCGAACTGTGCGAATTTATGTTCCAATTCCATGAACTTCTCCATGTAACCCACTGACATTATGGCGTTACCACAAGGAATGACTGAAACGCCTGCGCCAAAATCACCGCCGCTACGCCATAGACTGTCAGCCACAACCGCTTCTCCAGCCGCTCCATCATTTCCTCGATCTGATCCAGCCGCCGACAGAGGTGCGCATGCTGGATCTCCGCCACCCGCTCATGCGCGGCCAAGCGCAGGCCCGGCGCGCAATCGAACGGTGGATACCCGTCACCCATCGCCACGCTCCGGCAGCCCCAGCAACGCGCGTTTTTCCGCATCCGTCAGAAAATCAGCCCCATTGACCCGCGCCCATTGCGCATCGCGCTCTGCCGACAGCGCAGGCACCTGATCCAGATCGGGCTTCAGCACCAACTCCTCCCCGATAAAGCCCGCCAGCCACTCCGACACAGCCGCCGCCACCCGCGTCACCAGAGGCAATACGGTCAGGCGATAAAACGCCCGGTTGGCCTCCTGATAGTTCGAATAGGTCGCGTCGCCTTGTATCCCCAGCAACATCGGCGGGACCCCAAAGGCCAGCGCGATCTCGCGGGCGGCGGCTTCCTTGGTCTTTTGAAACTCCATATCGGACGGCGAAAAGCCCATCGGCTTCCAATCCAGTCCCCCTTCCAGAACCATCGGTCGCCCGGCATTGCGCGCCCCGCGATAGTTCTGCTCGATCTCATCGGACAAACGCCGAAACTGATCCTCAGCCATCACCCCATGGCCATCACCCTTCCACACCAGCGCCCCCGAAGGCCGCGCCGCATTGTCGAGCAGCGATTTCGACCACCGAGACGCGCTGTTATGCACATCAATCGCCATCGCCGCCGCCTGCATCGGCGAGAACCCATAGTGATCATCCTGCGGGTGGAACGACTTGATATGACAGATGTTTTCCGCCTCAAACCGGTGCTTTTTACCGCCCACCGCGTAGTCATACGCCTTGGGCCACCCATCCGCCCCCGGCACCACGCTCATCCGGTCCGAACGCAACACATGCAGCTCAACCGGCAGCCCCTCATCGGCCTGAACAGCCTCAACATAAGCATTACCCGACAGCAGCAACTGCCCGAACAAGGCTTCCATCAACTCCGCCCGCCCCTGCGCCGCATTTGGACGGCGCAGGAGGGACAGGGTCGGATGCACGTCATAGCGCTGCGCCTGATCCTGCAGCACCAAAGGCAACGCCGCCGCCGCCTCAGCAATCAGCTTGACCGAGCGGAATCCCACCGGGTTCCCCGAAAACCCCGTCCGCGTCAGCGATACCGCGTCCCGAGGGCTCCACGCCACGCGCCCGCCCGTCTGCCACGCCACCACAGGCCCCGCCGCGCTCGCCTTCGCCTCGGGCGCTGCCTCAGCCGATCCACGACGCAAGAAATCGAATACCATCTGTGCTCCTTTCTGCCACCGCTCTGCTCGGCTTGTTGAAAGGAGTTATGGCGGAAAGAAGTTTAGGGCTTGGGAATGGGGCGTACGGGGGGTGGGCAACGCCATTCCCCTCCCTTTACAACGTTCTAAATATAGCCATGCCTTGAATTGCCTCTTTGGGAGCGAACGTCCTTGACGATGCGCGATAGCACATTTAATCAAAATTGATCTGCCCACCGGGACGACCCGGCCAATAAAACGGCGTTTCGTCAGGACGACCTGACAAAACTGAAGTCGAAGATGACAACCAAACACAAACACGCAAAGAACTTGATTGAGGGTCGACCCGCACTGATCGTGATCGACATTCAAAAGAGCACATTCATTGATGATAGCGAATTGCGCTCGATTGATAATATGCCAGGCTACAAGGAACGCATGATTGCAGCGCGCGATTTGGTTGACGCAGCGCATGAGAACAATGTGCCCGTAATCTTCATTCAGGAAGTCCATCGCCCCGATCAGATCGACTTCGGCAGGGAACTGGATGGCGATGAAGACATACATTGTCTCGAGGGTGATCCAAAGACTGAAGTTGCCAAAGAAGAAATGGGATATCGCTCGGGCGACTACCTGGTTCCCAAACGACGTTATTCTGCGTTCTTTGGAACCGACTTTGAAATTCTCCTACGAGGCTTGAAAGTAGATACTCTGATACTTTGCGGCGGGCTAACAGATGTCTGTGTGCACTACACTTTCGTTGATGCCCACCAATCAGACTATTTCTGCCGCGTTGTCGAGGATTGCGTAGGTGGTTCGTCTATCCAAGCTCATGAGGCTGCACTCAAAGCAATGGAATATCTGCAAACCGGTGCAGTTCAGAGTCGCGAGGCAGCGATAGCGGCAATCTCGTCGCATTAATATGAAATAGCACGTTTCCCCCTATGATGCGCGGTCTTAAACCAGAACAGGCCGCTCGCAACATGGTGGCGAACCAGCAGGTTTGAGCTCAAGGCGATTGACCGTTTCACTTGGATAGGCCAAGTACGCGCCTCACCAACTCCGCACTTGAGGCCGCCGATACGCCCCCGCAGGCCCTACAACCAACTCATGCAGCGCCCAGACAGTGCATCGACCCGATCGGGCGAGCCCTGCCCCTAAATCCGGCCTAGCCAATTGTAATATTTAGCGGCTCGTTGGACATCTAACCTAAATCCTTTGCAATCGCCGCCAAGTTCTTGTGATTTCTTGCCACAACAATTGTCTGCGTTTCACATGCCCCCACGTGTGCTTCAAATTGAAGAGGCCACCCGATGAATGAAAACGAACCTGTGCCGTCTAGATACTACGATACGCACAATAACTGGACCAATGAACCTACCGCTGCCGACAAACACGTCTACGAGGTGTTTGCCTCCAATGTAGTCGTTCTTGTGCAGCTGCTTGATGACTACAAAACAATGATGTCGCCGGATGTCCACGCAAGGCTGTTTTCTTCGCTGCTGACCCTGTCCCGGCTGCTCGGCGAATACGAGGATAATTGGAGTCAAGAGTACCCAATGTCGAGAACCTGATTGCGCCAGTAATCTATCAACCCTCAAAGCGCTCACAAACTCCGCACCCTCGGCCGCCGATACGCCCCTGCAGACCACACCACCGGCTCACGCAGCGCCCAGATCAGCGCGCCGAGGCAGTAGGGTGAGTCCTGCCACTTAAACCCGCGCGCGCTAATCTAACATATCTTAGCTTCTAGCGCGTCCAGCCAGATCATGGGTCAACTGATCACCTCTCTACCCGATTTTTTGAAAGGATTTATCGCGGAAAGCGTTAAAGCCTTGGGAGAGGGGGCTAGAGAGCACCAAAAATGCCCAAAGTTGATCTCTACTGGGCGCTTCGCGAGCAAATCGCAATCGATCGAGAAGAAACCAAACACATTGCGCAAGTTTATCAACACAAAGATTCAAGAACTTTTGCTGATGAGACACTCTGGCCTTACCAAACTAGAACCTTTGCTTCGTTGTTGGATAACATCGGCTTCGCCGCTTTAACCTTCTTGAGATCCGCGATCAGTTCCGGAAAAAGAGCCTTAATTTCCGCTAAGTCCTTGTGACCAAGCTGATCGCCAATAAATAAGCTCTCTGCGACAATCCCATTTGCAAGAACCATTTGATGTTCTTGCAGCAAAATGTGGTGGTAAGTGACTTCGTTGCCGGAAGAATCCACAGTGATTCCGGGCAATCCGATCAACGCCTTGGCCGGAACCAAGACTTCTTGTTCACCAAAAAACAGTTCTGCCTGATGACCTTTTAACAACAACCGATGTTGCTGAGATACCTGCAAAGCCCTCTCGTTTTCCAAAGCACCATTCTCTATGATTACTGGCCTAAGCGATGGATTTCGATGGAACATATATCGCGTGACTACTCGACTTCCTTTCCAAAGAATTGGCATTTTGTTGCCGGAAGCGGTTACAACACTGTTCCCCGGTACCAAAGACTCAACCGGCACATCGCCCTTAGGTGTTTGGATTAGGGTGCCACTTACGAAACAAGGCGGATTACTGGGATCAAGGTCGTTCTCCGTTATTTTCCAGTTACCTGTTCGCATCGGGCCTGTCGGGTTTGCCGTATCGTAAGCATAAACCTGCCCCCCAACCTGAATAAACTCGCCAGATTCACCTGTGCCACGATAGTTCCCCTGGCCAAGATAGGTGTATGGTTGGAATGTTTGACCACCGTCGAAAGAAATGGTCGACCCATCAATAATGGCAGGTACCGTGGTGTCCTGTACGATCAGGTCTCCCTGACCGGTTTCATTCACAGTGTGCGCCAATATATCGAACGGCACCAAATTCTCCTTTCGACGTCGATCGCAGAACGGGCGGCGCCATTATATTCAATAATCTGTATTTCTAAAGATGTAACTCCTGATTCACTTTCAACTTTAAGTCATTGGGCGCGGATTGCCGGAAGCAAGAATACTGATGCGATTACAATGCCCTCACCCTAGGCCGTCGATACACCCCCGCGGGCCCCACAACCAGCTCGTGCAACGCCCAGACCAGCGCGTCGACCCGGTCAGGCGAGCCCTGCCCCTCGAACCCCCGCGCGGTCATCTGGCACATCTGCTCCTCCAGCGCGTCCAGCCCGGCCACATGGCGCACCCGCCCCTGCTCGTACAGCGCCGCCACAGGCTCGGCCCGTGCGACCTTGCCGCGAGACGCCCGCACCGCACGAAATGGCACTAGAGGGTCCACCTGCCGCACGACCTCTTCCACCAGTTGCCCACCCTGATTGACCTCGGCCACCAGCCGTTCGGCCCCAAATTCATCCATCGCGTCAATCGCCGCCTGCGCCCAGCCCGCCGGGCCGACGCCCTGCACTGTCCGGTCGGCCAGCACATAGGCACGCCACTCCTCGGGCGGCCCCTGTAGCTGAGCGCCCACGACCACGATCCCGCAAGCATCCGCATCCGCCCCCGCCGTCACCGCCGGGTCCAGCGCCACCACGATGCGATCCAACGCGGGCACCCGCGCACAGCGCTCTGCCTCCAGCATCGAACCCGTCCACAACGCCCCCTCGGCATCCGACAACAACACACCGTCCAACTCCTGCCGCCCCAGCCGCGTTCCCGCATAGCGCGCGCGCACCTCGGCCAGAAACGAGTCCGCCAGATTGGCCCGGTTCGCCTCGGTCGGCGCATGGGTCTGCACGGTGGACGGCGATTCTAGCAAAGCCTTTAAAACCTTCACATTGCGTGGCGTTGTAGTCACACAGACCCGCGGCCGCTCGCCTAACCGCAAAGCAAATTGCAGCATATCCCAAGTCTCCCCCGCCTTTTTCCATTTGGCCAGCTCGTCCACCCAGGCCGCATCGAACTGAGGGCCCCTCAGCCGCTCAGGATCATGCGCCGAATACGCCTGCGCCTCGGCCCCGTTTGGCCAGACCAGCTTGCGTTCCGACGCCTTCCAGTCAGGCCGCCGATCCGGAGGCGAGCATTGCAATATCCCGCTATCGCCAAAGATCATCACATCGCGCACCTGATCGAATGTCTCACCGACCAAAGCAACACGACACGCCTCCCCCCGATCCAGCGGCAAAGACCCCTCGACCATCGACCGCACCCACTCGGCCCCGGCCCGCGTCTTGCCCGCGCCGCGCCCGCCCATGATCACCCATGACCGCCAGTCACCCGCAGGCGGCAACTGATGCGGTAACGCCCAGAACTCGAACAGGAAAGGGAGGGCACACAGCCCCCCCTCCCCGATCTCACTCAGAAATCTGTCCTGCACCGCAGCAGGCGCGGAGACGAGCCAGCCTGCACCCGATCTCAGATCGTGCCCGATCAAGGTCGAGCGCAT